CTTCGAGTTCATCGAATGATCGGTTAATTGTTACTGCTGATACAAGATTTGAGAGGTCTACCGTTGCTACAGTAAGAACCACTCCGTTGCTTAGATATACTGCCACGATTTATTCCTCATCTTTCTTGGTTGATTTTGTTTCTGGCTTAGAAGCAACCTGACCAATTTTAATCAGGAAGGCTTCGTTCTCTTTTTCCCATTGTGCTAAATCGGTCACGACTAGCTCCATTCTGTGAGTGTTGAAAGACTTAAATCTACTGAAAGCAAATCGCCCGTTGGTAGGTTTAAGATTTTAGGACTGCTTACGCTTCCTACGTTGAACACGATAGATGAGGCATCCAAGAGCTGGAATACTCGTACTACATCGTCCTCAATTCCCGCAAGGTTTCCTTGATTGTCCAGTAATGGCACAAGGATGGTAATAGTAAAGTTGGCTAATGGCGCTACAGATGTGCGGTCATTGTTGGTAGGCGTGATGTATGGATCAGCAGGGCTGACAATAACGCTGTTGGCAATAGGCGTAGCGGGTGGAAACGAAAACACGCTCCACTTGGTATTGTCAGTAAGTGCCGAGGCTATAGAAGCTCGAAGAATTGTTATTGCTGGCATCAGCCCACCATTGAGTTAGGGCTCAAGAAAGGTGCCAATAATCCTCTAACGCGAGCCATGAGCTGATTAGACATGGTGTAAGGGCTTGGTGCGTAGCCGTCAATGCTTACGCCTTGACCTGTTGGCGCTTGACGCGCTTGCCAGATAGCCACGCTAATCATAAGACTAGCTTCCTGTACTGCTGGCTTGCTTGAATAATCTGTGTAAGTAGTTGCGGCAACCTGACCATAAGGGTAAATAGGGTGAAAAGTCTTAACGACATTAGCCGCATGAGTTGTTGTAATGTCAATGCTTTTTCCATTGACTGCATTGACTGTCTTTGAGCCGTTAAAAGCTGATCCGCAACCTGTGACTGTAATTGTCTGCCCGACATAGAAAACGTCCTCAACGTAATCGTTGAAGTATAAGACCCCTGCTGTGCCGTTGTTAGAGTGACCTGTTGCTGGAAGTACGTTTGTCCATAGAAAAGGCAACAAGACATCATCAGCAGCATCTACCACGGATTGAAGAACGCTGTCCGCGTACAAAGTTCCAATTCCGAGAGCTGAGCGAAGCTCTGCGACTGTTGTGAGTGCCATTGTTATCCTTTCTAAAGACTTGGCGGGCTACAAGGGCTCTGGTAACCCGCCAAGCGACTTAGGGTGTTGCTTATGTGAAGTTGAACCAGTTTGCGCCAGCGCCTAATTTAGTGGCGACAGCACCCTGACCGAAGAGTAGAATATCTACAGTTCCGTCAGAGTTGATGTTTGTACGAAGTTGCTGACGAGCGCCCTCATACCATGTGTAAGCATCTGGGTTCACAACTAGCATTGAGTAATCGCCAGTTCCTACTGGTGCGGATGATGTGATGTAACGAGATACACGAAGATCAAGACCTGCTACTGAACCACGAACGCTAAGAGGTGAAAGTGCGCCACCTGCGTTTTGAGGGTTTGCAGCGATGTAGATTGGTCGTCCGTTATCGTTGTATGACATGATGTTTGCCCATTGTTCTGGTGTGACTACAATGTTACGAGCAAATCCGAGTGATGCTGAATAAACAGCAGCAGCAGCGCTTGAGATGTACTTTAGTAATCCATCGGCTGAATTAGCTTGTGCTGTTGCGTTGAGAGCTCCATCGTTTCCGAGTACGCCAGTTACATACTGCTCTGTGTCTTTTGCGTAAGCAAATTCCATCTGAGTAAGAAGCTCATCTAAAAATGCAGGAGTTGAGTTTGTGAGAAGTTCGAGAGTTGTGATAGCACGACCCTTAAATGACTTCTTTGTTACTGTAATATATGAAGCCTCAAGCTGTGATTCTGTAACAGGTGCGTTCTCATCAATCTGATCTACAAGAGGAACTTCAGTAATCTTTGGCAGCTCAAAAGTTTTTCCGAATTCTGGCATTGTGCCGCGAGTAATTGAGTCAATTACTGGGCGATCAGCATTAGAAAGGAAGTTAAGGAGCTGTGTGCTTTGTGGTGTTGGGATAAATCCTGCACCTGTTGTCTGATCGTTGTCAGCAGCGCGAAGCCATTGACGTGAATCTTCATCACCAAAGAGGTTAGCCTTTAGTGTGTTTTCCAAGTAATTGCGCTTTGTGATTTCAATTCTTGGGCTGGTGTACATCATTGCCTGAACAGTAGGGCGAGCAGCTTCCACAGCCGCAGCTTCTACTGGTGTTGCTTCGACTGCTGGAGTGGTTGATTCTTCCACGGGGGCTGTCTCGCTTTCTGTAGTTGGAGTTTCAGCAGGGGTAACTTCCTCTGCTGCGATCTCTAGAACTTCCGCAGACTTAAACGCCGCTTCTGTGACTAGAGAAACTTCTTTTAACTTAGCCGCTGTTACGACTGTGTAGCCATCGCGTGATGGCTTAGATGAAATAATCTCTGCGCCGATTGACAAGCCAGACACAAGCCCTTCCTGTGCCATGACAAGCGCATCGTTGCCACCTGATGAACGTGACAACTTAAAGGTTGCATAAATGCCATCTTCGCGGACTTCTGCCGAAGTCATGCGACCAACTGGCTTCTTCATGTCGTGTTGTGCCAGCAGCTTAATCTTTGTCGGATCAGCAATTTCGATAGAGCCAGCAGCAAATGTGTATGCGCCTAGATTGGTCTGTCCAATTTCACCAGTTCCCATTGGCACGATTTTGCCAGAGATTTCGCGGCGTTCTTCGCTGCACTCAATAGAGGCGGCTTCAATGTACAAGGTTTCCATTATATTGTCTCACTTCCGTTTGGAGTTAAATCTTCCATTTCCATCGCTTGTTCAGTTGTAATTAGTTGAAGTTCAAGCATCTTCTCAATTACAAGAAGTCGCTCCATTGGTTCTGTACGAAGGAATGAATCATCAAGTGCAAACTTGACGTAATGCCCTGCGGTTGAGATGTCATCCATAGATAAGCGAGATTCAATAGCAGAAATGTAAGGTTGGAAAGCCAAAGCAACTAGCTGCTTTCTTTCATCTAAAATGTTTGCGTAAGTCATAGATGTGTTCTGATCTGCTGACACATAGTAAGCAGGTATGCCGCAGAGGCGAGCAATTTCTGTGGCTAGGTTCTGGATTGCTTCGTTGTACATCATGTCTTTAGGTGAGAACTGTGTGCCTTGGAACTCAAGAGTGCTAGTTAAATAGGCAGTTGAATTGTTTTGACGGCTGCGCTTCCAAGCTGCCAAAAGTCCAGAGACCTCGGCAGGTGGTAGGTCTGCTCCTGTGTTCTTCAATATGCCAGAAGCCATTGGTGTAGCTGAAGCAATAGCAGCAGCCTTGTTAATGTCAATCGCTGACTGGATAGTACGAGAGCCAGCATTAAGTATGCCTTCGTTGAAGGCTTGGAATGTTACAAGTGATCCTAAACCTGACATTGGGCGAGGTGAGCCATCAACATAGTATTGAGTTACATATACGTTGTGAACATCTAGGTCAAAGGTGACGCGTGTGTTAGATACCCACTCGAAAGAAGCACCTCTTCCATCTTCCTGATAAACCTCAACAATTTCGAGAAAGGCTTGCCCATACATAAGAAGGCTGTCAACCAACCAGCTTATTGTTACAAACTGTGGCTGTGACTTGGAAAGTTGAGATACCCATCGAGGTGCGGCAATTTCTTCGCCTGTAGATTTCTTTTTGTATTCCAACGGAATTGAACCAACTGTGCAAAGTAGATCGCGGCATCTTTTAAGAGCTGGAACGCTCATGGCATCGCGGCGTGAGATTACTGGGAATGTAAAGCTGTAAATCGAGTTGAGGTTATCGCCCATAATGTGCGGGGCGGCTTGTGCTTCAATTACTTGCGGCTTACGCGAAAAGAGACCCATAGGTCGCAATTATACACTACATATAGATTATTCTGTGTATATAGCCGCTACCTGTTGTGGTTTGTAAAGCATGTGGACAACCATGGCGGTTGCAATCGCTCCAGAGACATCTCCTGCACTCTTGCGTTTAACAATGCGCCAAGCCGAGTCATTAACCTTAGCTGCGCAGTTATTCATCTGCTGAATCCAGTTTGCTTGCCCCGCATGCACGACCCTATGGTTCACCAGTCCATCGAGCAGGTCTCCGCAAGCCTGATAGAAGGAAGCACCAGAAATGTCTTGCATAATCTGTCCAGCGTTAGCGAGTTTGTCGGCGATTGACTGGCTGGTGTATTTGTCATAGCAAATCTGTCGGGGTCTATAGCCTTTGTCCACCCATGCCTTGATGTCCACCGCAATCTTTAGATCATCTACAGAGACCTGCGATTCCCACGTCTGTAGGATTCCAACTCCGATGCGACCATCCGAGAGTAGAGTTCCAGCAACCAAAGACGCATTTCTACGAGACGGACTGACATCAAATGCAAAGACCGTATAGCCACCCACAGGAATCTGGAGTGTCGAGTCGCTCGTTTCTTCAAGTACGCCATGAGGCCAAGGACTAGCGAGAGAGTCAATCCATTGGCAGAGCAACTCAGTTCTAGTATTTTCAATAGGGCTTGTCGCAACTGCTTCTTCAAGGGCTTCCTCCGTAATTGTGTAACCTAATGCTGGGTTTGCTTGAACCCAACCTGCACGATCCGTAATCTTGCAATATTGGGGAGCGCTGTACTCGTAGAAGCCAAAGCTCTTAGGCGGGTTCTCTAGCGCCCTGCTTCTTAAATCGTTCAGCACTTCGGAAAAAGCATCACCAGCGTTTGAGGTTAAAAGTGTGTGCGAATTCGCGTGGGCTCTCGTTACTGGAATCGCAGCTCGATACCCTTCTGGACTGATTTCGCGTACCTCATCAACGTAGAGCAATCCATTTATGCTCCTGCCGCGCGAGCCGTCTCTCGTTGCCGCAACAACGTCCATTCGCGCCCCGCTCAACATTTCTATGGATTCCGTTCCGTTAGCGTGGCGTATCTGCTTAACCATGCCTTTAAGATGGTCGTTATTCTCTAGGGCATTGGCTACCTGCCTAAAGGTCTCTAGTGCCATGCTTCTATTTGAGGACATGATAAGGACATCAGTACCCCACTTAATAAGGTGGGTTAGGATCAACATACGAGCTAAAAACGTCTTCCCGTTTTGCCTCGAAATTAACAACAGGTTGAGCTTGCG